GGATATGGGGTGCCGGGTGCTTGGGGTAGAGGGGCACCCTGACGCTATTTTGAAGGCGAAGTGCGGCCCGATTATCTTGCATGACTATACCAAGGGACCGCTGGACATTGGGCAGCGGTTTGACTTGTGTATTTCCACGGAGTTCGTGGAACACGTTGACGCGAAGTATGAGGATAATTGGTTTGCCACCATGCGGTGTGCGGATCGGGTGTTGATGTGTCATGCGGTGCCGGGCCAGGGCGGGCACCACCATGTAAATGAGCAGACGGCGGAGTACTGGATAGAGAAGTTTGGCCAGCATGGTTTCCGTAATTTGGTGGTGGAAAGCGCCATGTTTCAGGAAAGTACCAAGCGCAAACCGGCGCCCTGGGGCCGGAATACGCTTATGCTGTTCGAGAAAGTGGCGTGATTTTAAGCCAGTTTCCTGGCGCGGAGCGGGTGGAGATCAAGCTGCCAAGTAAATTGGCGGCTTGTAATCCATCTATTGCGTGGGATGGGGACAAGATCAGGGCGGTGGTTCGCACGTTGAACTATCGTCTGTTGCCCAGTGGCTCCATTTGGATCAAGGGTAGTGCGCCGGATACGGTAAATTGGCTGGTGGAGATGGATACCGCCAGCTTAGTGCAACTAAATTCAGTGCAGATCGACGATACGGAGGTTCGGCAGTCCCCCGTTTGCAAAGATGGCTTGGAGGATATGCGGCTTTTTGCCTGGAAGGGTGCCTGGTGGGGTTTGGCCAGCGGGCATTCCAGCCGAAATGATGCAAACACGATGGTTTTGGCGCCAGTTTCCCCGGTTATGACGGAGAAACAGGTGCTTTTGTCGCCAAATGGCGAGAAAAAGGAAAAGAACTGGGGCATTTATGTAGATGGGCAAGATTTGAAGTTAGTGCATTGGTTTTGCCCGATTTCTGTGTACAAGTTTGGCGGTAGCCCGATGTTAGAACCCGTGTTTTACGGCGATGGCCGGGCAGATTTGGTGGGGTGGAGCGGGTCTAGCCAGATTGTACCGCATAAGGGCCGTTTGGTGACTTGTTTGCATCGCCGCATGGGCGAGAAGAATGGCAAGAAGCCGATTTATTACGCGCACCGGCTGGTGGAGTATGATGCGGATACTTGGGATGTAACGCGGGTGTCCCCCATCTTCTTGTTTGAGGCGGAGCAGATTGAGTTCAATTCGGGGTTGGTAATTACCCCGGAAAATGTGTTATTTAGCTACGGGGTCATGGATGCGGCGGCGGTTGTGTTGCGGTTGCCGATTGGGGCCTTGGACATGATTTTTGAGGGCTGCAATGTCTGAAACGGTTGATCCACGGCAGAGATTTTTATTTTCTACCCTGCCTGGGTTGTTGAGTCAGGCTTATGATTATGTGCGGTCCAATCCGTTACAGGCAACTGCCGATGTGGCCCAGGTTGTTTCGCCAGGTGGTTCTTTGCAGGATGCTTTGGCGGGTTCTGAGCAGATCAGCAGATCAGCTATGCGCGGCGATATTGGCGGCATGGTGGGTGGTGCTGGCGCCATGGGCGCGGGGTTGCTGGGGGCTATTCCGATTGCGGGGATGGTTGGGCGCGCGGGCGGCACGGTTGCCAGGGGTGTATCAGAATCTGCGCAAACGGCCAGGGCGGTTGAAAATTTACCATCTTATAGGGTGATTCCCGAAGTAAATAAGCCTTTCGATGAGTGGATTGATGCTCTTTATGCTCCAAATGTAAGGGGGCCAGGGAATATCGTTAGGCATCCTTCTGTTGGCTATAGGGGGGTAAGTGATGCTGAATTACAGGCGGCAGTAAAAGAGGGTAAATTTAAGCCTGCGTCAGGTAATGATTTGTTTATTGAGCATGATCCCGAAAGATATGTTGGGGGTGGCGCTTATGGCGCGAAAAAGGGCGGTGCAATTGTGCAATTTAGTACTGAGGGGATTCCTGTTCGGGAAATTGATTCGTACCATATTAAAGGATTGAAGGAAAAGGGCGTTAATGAAATTCCGCTTTCTAATGTTTCAAATGTTTGGCAATGGAACCCCGAAACAAAAACACACAATTTACTTTCACAGGAAGATTTGAATACTATTTTAAGGCGTTTTGGTTTGCTTGGGACTGTTGGTGCTGGCGCCGCAATGGCGGGCGCCCAGGAGATGCAGTAATGAAATCCCCCGCCTGGACCCGCAAAGCTGGCAAGGCTGCATCTGGCGGGCTGAATGAGGCTGGCCGTCGTTCTTATGAGGCGGCTAATCCGGGTTCTAATTTGAAGGCGCCGGTGAAGGCGGGGGACAATCCCCGCCGGGCTAGTTTCCTGGCGCGGATGGGCAATATGCCTGGCCCGGAGCGTGATGCGAAGGGTGAACCGACGCGCTTGCTGAAATCGTTGCAGGCGTGGGGCGCTTCCAGTAAGGCGGACGCCAAGGCGAAGGCAAAGGCTATTTCGGCCCGTAACAAGGAGAAATCCAAATGAGTTTCCAACTTCGTGACGATAATGGCCATGTGATCCCTCAGGTTTTTGATGTTGGGGCCACACAGGTTTTCACCGTTACTACTTCAAGCGTTCAAAGCACAGCTTTTGGCGCTGAAACGCGGTTTGTTCGTGTGGCTGTGAGTAGTGGCCATTGCCATGTGCAAATCGGGTCGAGTCCAACGGCTTCGATTACGACTAGTGTGATGATTCCTAATAATTGGGCAGAAGTGTTTGCTTGCAATCCCGGCGACAAGATTGCGGTAATTAAGGACGTTGCTGTCACTCTTTCTACGATGTCGGTCACGGAATTGGTGTGATGCAATGCCCGAAGGCGACTTATGATCTTGAAGAAAATGTGGAGTACCGTAATCGGGCGTTCAAGGATTTCGGTTATGGTCCTGCTAACCCGAATGAAGAAGATGATTTCTTCTGGAAACTCCGGGCGAAGGAATGGAATACGACTCCTGATGAGGCTAAGACGATGCGGTGTGGTAATTGCGCCGCGTTTATCCAGACCCCGGAAATGATGGCGTGTATTGTTAAGGGTATCCAGGGAGAAGAGAGCAACGATGAGACGTATGCGCCCGAAGTATCTAAGGCGGCGAACTTGGGCTATTGTGAATTGTTGGAGTTCAAATGTGCGGCATCGCGCACTTGCAGCGCGTGGTTAGTTGGCGGGCCGATTACCAAGGCAATGACGAAGCGCCAGCGTGAGGTTGTGTTGATGGCGAAGGTTATGCTTCCGCGCGAGAGTGAGGAAGAAACCCCAAGATTTCCGATTTGGTCGAAACCATCACTGAGAGCATGACCGATATGGCGGTTGATGCGGGGATGGACGCTGACTTGCCGAATGAGATCGACATTCAGGCAATTGTCGCCTCGGAAATCGACGATGCCGTGGATTACATTGATAACACCATTTCGCCGTTGCGGGCGATGGCGACTGAGTACTACCGTGGTGCGCCGTTTGGGAATGAGGAAGACGGGCGTTCCCAGGTTGTCAGCCGTGATGTGCGGGACACGGTTCAGGCGATCTTGCCGAGCCTGATGCGTGTGTTCTTTGGTAGCCAGAAGATTGTGGAGTTTGCCCCCAATGGCGCTGAGGATGTGGCGGCGGCGGAGCAGGCGACGGATTACATCAATTATGTGCTGACGCGGGACAATCCGGGCTTTGAGATTTTCTATTCCGCCTTCAAGGACGCCTTGGTGCGGAAGATGGGGATTATCAAGTTCTTCTGGGATTCCCAGGTTGAAGTGCAAACCGTTGATATGAGTGGCTTGGATGATACGGCGCTGGCGGTCCTTAACTCTGATCCTTCTTGTGATGTTCAGGTTATGGTGGCTTACGCTGGTGATGTCGATCCGCAAACTGGTCTGCCGGGGCCAGCCATGTATGATGTGCGCGTGGTGCGCCGGGAAGACAAGGGGCGGCTGCGTATTGCAGCGGTTCCTCCCGAAGAACTGCTTGTGAGCCGCGACGCTATCAGCCTGGATGATGCGTCTATTGTGGCCCATCGCCGTATTGCCACGGTGAGCGAATTGGTGGCGATGGGGTATGATAAGGACGAGGTTGAGCCTTACGCCAATGAAGTTGACGAGTTGGAGGACAATGAGGAGCGGTTTATTCGTAATCCGCAGGCCACCATTGAACTTGCCAACCGCTCTGACATTGCGGCGAAGAAGGTTCTCTATGTTGAGTCCTATGTACGGATCGACATGGATGGCGACGGCATTGCGGAATTGCGCCGCATTTGCACGGTTGGCCAGGGCTATGAGGTGATGCGGAATGAACCGGCGGATATGATCCCCTTCGCGGTGTTCTGCCCGGACCCGGAGCCTCATACGTTCTTCGGCTTGTCTGTTGCCGATCAGGTGATGGACATTCAGCTTATTAAGTCGAATATTCAGCGTAATATGCTGGATAGCCTGGCGCTTGCGATCCATCCGCGTGTTGGCGTGGTCGAGGGTCAGGTGAATGTTGACGATGTGCTGAATACGGAAGTTGGTGGTGTCATCCGTATGCGGGCGCCGGGGATGGTTCAGCCGTTCTCTATGCCGTTTGTTGGTCAGCAGGCGTTTCCGATGCTGGACTACATGGACGCTATGAAGGAAAGCCGCACGGGCATCACCAAGGCTGCGGCTGGCTTGGCGGCGGACAGTTTGCAGTCCTCTACCCGTGCGGCGGTGGCGGCTACTGTATCGGCTTCCCAGCAGCGTATTGAGTTGATTGCCCGTATCTTTGCAGAAAGCGGCATGAAGCGGCTGTTCACGGGCCTGTTGAAGTTGGCGGTCCAGAACCAGCGCGCGGAGCGCATGGTGCGGTTGCGTGGGCAGTTTGTGCCGGTTGATCCCCGTAGCTGGGACGCCAATATGGATGTGATTATCAATATCGCGCTTGGCGGCGGGACTGAACAGGAAAAGGTTTCGGTGCTGACCACCATTCTCGCCAAGCAAGAGCAGATTTTGCAGCAGGCGGGGATTGATAATCCCCTGGTCAGCTTGGCGCAGTATCGGAATACCTTGGCGCAGATTTTGGCGCTTTCTGGCTTTAAGGACGCCACGCAGTTCTTTAGTGATCCGGCCCAGATGCCGCCAATGCCGCCGCAGCAGCCGAAGCCTTCGCCGGAAGAAATGCTGGCCCAGGCGCAGATGGCGGCGATCCAGGCTGATATCCAGAAGAAGGCGGCTGAATTAAGATTGCGTCGCGAAGAAATGGTCAACAAGGACGACTTGCAGCGCGATCAGATGGAAGCTGATCTGGCGGTGAAGATTGCGGAAATGCAGGCCCGTTATGGCGCGCAGATTGATGTGGCGCAGATTAGGGCTTCCATGGAGCGGGATCGTGAGGCGATGCGGCAAATGCAGATGATGCAGCGCCAGCAAGTGCCGCAAGTGATGGGCGCGAATATGGCGCCGGGTTCTATGTCGGGTGGTCCTTATGGTTGATTTTGCCTCTCAGATTGCGGCGGGGAACGA